AGTTTGGCCAATCCGGCTCGATTGTCCGCGACGTTCCCGGCTCCGGCCCGGCATGGGATCCGGGTGAGCCAACGCCGACACCATATGCATGTACAGCGGCGATACTGGCCATTGAACTCAAGGACGTTGACGGCACGCTCGTCAAATCGACAGACCGAACCGCCTATGTCGCTGCCAAGGGACTTGTCGTAGAGCCAACCACAACCGACAGGTTCGTCTTTAACGACAAGTCATACACCATCGTAAAGGTGGCGCCGCTCGAACCGTCGAATGTGGTGGTTTACTACAAGCTTTTTGTGAGGGCTTGATCAGTCTCTCTCAACTGTCACGTTAATGAAATCAGGATAGACATCCACGGTGATAAGTGGTGTGCCATTTACGATGGCTTTCCTTGCGCCGTCGGAGAACGTCCCACGGTTCAACATGGATTCGAGCCGAGCACGATTATCCTTGCTGTCGAAGAAGCCATCGGCCTCATCTTCCCTGTCACGGGAGCCGTAGACATAATAATTTGCGCGATCTTGACGGATGATTGCCGCCGCGCTTTCCAGCCTGACGCCAGAGGAATTGAAGTGATCTTTCGCGCTCAACCTGGCGGTGTAACTTTCTAAGGGCTGCGACAAAGCAGATCCAGTGAATGCAAGCACAATGCTGGCGGCAAAATATACTGATTTCATGGTGTTCCCCCTAAAGCGTGGCGACCCTACTCAAGGGCATCCAATCTGTCGAGAGGTAAAACACAATGCTCAAGCGCCTTTCAGCCCGCGAGAAGTTCGAACAACTGATCGCAGACTTTGAACCGTTGCTGCGCAATGCCTTCATGGAGAGCATTGCCGACATCAAGAGCCGCATTCAATTGAAGCGGATCATTGAACGGCTTGAGCGAAACGATATCGCCGGCGCCTTCGACATGCTGCACATGGAGCCTTCAGCATTCCGACCATTGGATAAGGCTATTGCCCAAGCCTATGAAGGCGGCGGTGTTGCCGCGGTATCGGGTTTGCCCGTTCTGCATGATCCGACCGGGCATCAGCTTGTCGTCAGGTTCGATGTTCGCAACTATCGGGCCGAACAGTGGTTGAACCGTCATTCGAGCGATCTGATCACGAACATCATCGAGGATCAGCGCCGCGCCGTTGTGAAATCGCTCACTGCGGGCATGGAGGCAGGCAACAACCCACGGTCGACGGCGCTTGAACTTGTCGGACGGCTCAATCGTATCACCGGACGCCGCGAGGGCGGTATTCTGGGGCTGACGTCGATACAGGCCGACTATGTTGCGACAGCCCGTCACGAGCTCGCCTCGGGCGATACTGCCCTGATGAAGAACTATCTGACCCGCAATCGGCGTGATCGCAGGTTCGATAAGATGGTGACCGCTGCCATTCGAGATGAGAAGTCACTGGGCGCTGATGTCATCAGCCGCATTGCTGGCCGCTACGAGGATTCACTGCTCAAGCTGCGCGGCGATACCATCAGCCGAACGGAAACGTTGACGGCGTTGAATGCATCTAATCAAGAGGCCTTCCGGCAGGGCCTCGACAAGACCGATTACACCGACCAAGACGTAACAAGGGCTTGGAATACGGCCCACGACGAACGTGTTCGGCACAGTCATGCAGCGATGGACGGGCAGGAAGTGAAAGGGCTCAATACGCCTTTCACTGCTCCGGATGGTTCCCAATTGCTCTATCCCGGTGATACTTCGCTGGGCGCGCCGGCAAGCCAGGTCATCAATTGCCGATGCATGCAGTTCATCCGGCTGAACTATGCCAAGGGTGTCGACTAGTGGCACAGCAGAATTTCAGTGCGTCGGTTGATGCATGGGTCTTGGAAACGCACCGCAGAATGGTGGCTGTGTTCAGAACGGCCACACAGTTTGTCATCGAAGATATGATCGGGCGCACTCGGGTCGATACCGGATTTCTCAGAGCCAGCGTTGTCGTCTCAACAGACGGTCCGGCGCCGATGAGCCGACCGCTCCCGCCGGGCAGCACGAAGAACCAATACGCGCCGAATGAACAATTCGCCCTTGCTATTGCTGGCGCCGATATCGGTCAGACGATCTGGGCGACTTATACAGCCAATTACGCGGCCCATCGAGAATACGGAACGCACGGCCAAACAGGTGACGGCATGGTGCGACTTGCTGCGCAGAACTGGCCGCAGCATGTCGAACGCGCTACCGCAACCGTGAAAGCAGAGGGTTCGTGATGGCAACGATTGAAAGCACAATCCCAAGCCTATTGTTCACTCACATGGCTGCTCTCGTTCTTTCACCGGTGCTGCCGGTCTCGTATCCAGACAATCCGTTCACCCCACCTGCTGGTGCCTATCTTGAAGTTCGCCACCTGCCGAACAGCAATGTGAACTTGTTCGTTGGCGATGACGCGCCGGTCCAGTATCGGGGCATTCTTCAAATCACGGTCGTTTATCTCTCTGCAAAGGGCATAGTCGCGCCAAGTGAAGTAGCCGGAAAGATCGTCGATCACTTCAAGAAGGGCACTGTTCTCCGATCTGGCATTGTGGCTGTCCGCATCTACGAAAAGCCGTCTGTCGCACCCTCAATGCAAGACACAGACCGCGTCCGTATTCCCGTCACCATCAAATACAACTGCTTCGCACCATAGAGGCCAATCATGGAAATCATCTATTCGAGCCAGCCAGTTCCTGAAAAGGGCGGGCGGAAGGCGGTCAATCCTGCCTTCTTCACAGTGCCTGAAGTTGGCGTGACCGTCGTCTATCTCAATGGCGATTACCCCCAAATTGAAGCGGCATACAACGAACTGGGTATCCCGGTTTTGCCGCTTTCCGAAATGCCCCCTTCGAAACCCGCCAAGTCTGGCGAACCATCCAAGAAAGGAGCCTGATCATGGCTTTTACCAATGCTGGCGGTAAGTTTTTCATTTGCGCTACACCGCAGCCAAGCGACCTGACAGTTGTAGCATTTGCAGCATTGCTGTGGGTCGAAGTTAAGAACATCGGATCGCTGCCGGAGTCCGGCACAAGCACGAATATTGTGTCCTATCCGACCCTCGACACGGACGTTACGCAGAAGGCCAAGGGCATCTCCAATGCTGGAGACAGTACACTTGAGCTTGCCCGTGACGCGCTTGATCCGGGGCAGGTAGCATTGCGAACAGCAGCCGCCACGAAGTTCTACTACGCCTTCAAGCGTGAACTCACCGACGCGCCCGACGCGACCCACACCAACACGGTTTTCTACAACCGCGGTGTGATCTCCGGCCCGATCCACAATGGCGGCCGGAACGAAGACTTTATCCTTGAGACGTTCAACCTGGGCTACGTCCAGAAAGAAGTCGTCGTCAATCCAACAACGATCTGAGGTGATCCATGGACCTTTCAACTATTGAAGAACAGTCGATCCGGGTTGATATCAAACACCCGGCGACTGGTGAAGACACCGGCTTCGTCATCCTCGTTGTATCGCTGGAGAATGACCGGGTTATTCCCGCCCGCCGGGCAATCACCAATAAAGCTCTGCGCACCCGAAACAAGTCGCTGACAGCAGAACAGATCGCCGACAACGAGATTGATCTGCTTGCCGCGGCAACTGTGGGTTGGGAATGGAACAATGACGCTGATTGGGGTGGCGAAAAGCTCGCATTCTCCCCAGCCAACGTCAAAAAGGTTCTTCGCACGCCGTGGGTGAAGAAGCAGGTAGACGCCGCCCTGGAGGACGACGCCGCCTTTTTTCGCGGAGATCAGTGAAAGCCTCTGCGAAGCGGTGAAAATGCGCGTCCGGTACGAGTTGCCGGACGAGAACGGCGAAACCCGCCGTGAACGCAATGCCCGCTTCAATGCCGAGAGCCCTATCATCAAGATTGACGATGCGATCCAATACCTTTGGGATTGGTTCTGGGAGATCGGCGAAAGCCGCTCTTCTGGCATGAACGGACCAAACCCGATATCGCATCATGACTTGATGGCGTGGTGTCAGTTCTCGGGGAATGTCCTTTTACGCGAAGAATGGCGGATTCTGACCGCAATGGACAACACCTATCGTGAAGCCATTGCGATTGAGAACAAGGAACAGGCCGAGCGGCAGAAGGAGAAGTCCGCAAAATAAAACCCCGCCATTTCTGACGGGGCTTGATATGGGAAGTGGCTGCCATTGCTGGACAAGCCACTTTCCAAAACCTCTTTCGAGGACATCCCACTTTATCATTCACGAATGGAGATTGAAATGACCCCGAATGAAAGACTTATTGGGGTGATGCTGAAGTCAGTTTTACCGACGCCCCAGTTTCGTTCTCAAGTTCTGACTTGTATTGCTCCAGTCTCTTCGCCACCTGCTCGTAAATCAATGCTGATCCTTGCAAGTGAGAATTCCGTTGCGCCAAATCCTTTTGGTGGCCAACTAGATCGCCAAGAATCAAAACACCTTCGCCTGGTGAAAGCTTTTTGAGATTTATTAGTCTGAGAATGAGGCGGCTGGTCATGTCCGTTGACGAGATCATTACACCGTTCATCTGCTCAGCAATTTGCTTGAACGCTTCTTCCAGTTCTTTGTCCATTCATTCCCCCTGTTGCTTGGCTCTTGGAGCTAACCAGAACGGATAGGTGGAGTCGAGTCTGTCAACCGCAGGTTGCTGCCATGACGGTCAGTCCTGGGACTTCAGGTAGCCGTTATCGCGGAGCCATTTCGTCAATATCTTCTCGACTAGGGAAGAAACGGAGCGCACGTCATCCTTTGCCGCTTTTTCGATAGCGTCTTTGGTCTCTTGTGGAAGCCGGAATGACATCGGATGACTTTTTTGCATTATTTGTAGTTACCTGTAGTTGACACAATCAATGTGACGACATATAACTACATTGTAAGCAGAAATGCAACGGGCTGATCCAGTGTTCGTGCACCAAATCAGCCCTGACCGAAACCAATCTTTGTGGAGATTGAAATGGCTGATTCCATTATAACCAACAGGCGTAGCCTTATAAAGGCCTTCCCGTTTTTTGGAGGCGCGGCACTGCTTCCTGCATCGATAGCATTCGCGGCGATGCCGGAAGCTTCGAAGTCGGTGGCGACACCGCGCCAACGGGTCATCAAAGCAATCGCTGAATTGAAAGAAGCGATGAACGAGTATGATCCGAGCATTGTCAGTTGGGATAAGCTTACCGTCGATCCTCTCAACGTATCATCCGATGAACAGTGTCGGTTCTCTCTGTCAGCATTCCGCTTTTAGAGGCAATAATTGCTGACATAGCATCAATCCCTAACGGATCACTCAAAGAATAATTCAAATTCCTCGCTGCCAATGAGGATGTAACGCGAACCCTGAGCTTCTTCGGCTCCGGCGTTCGTGAAAGCGAACCCCTATGCGTTACCGGGCTTGGCAGGCCGGACGCCGAAGGAGACTATCATGGCTGTTGCCAAGAAACAGGAAGTTGGAATTGAACTGCCGGCATTGAACATCGGCATGATGGAAGTCACGCTGATCGGGGATAGCCCCTTGATTGTTCATGCATGGTCGATGAAGGCCAAGAAGGAAATGCTCGACAAGCAGTTGAAGAAGGCAAAGGGCGCTCGCGAAGCGAAGGACCCAACGGCGGACTTCAACGCTTCTATGTACCGCTTGAACGATGATGGATACGGCTTCCCTTCTGTTGCTTTTAAAGGAGCTGCAGTCACCGCCGGAACGTCCGTGGCAGGCATTACAAAGGTTGCTGCTCGACAGGCGTTTCACATTCTTGGTGAGGATGCCGACATTGATGGAGCTTTTGAAGGATCAAAGTCTCGCGTCAATTTGGTTCGTATCGAAGGCGGCAAACCCCAAATGCGTGAAGACATGGTCAGGGTCGGGATGGGAACGGCCGATCTACGTTACAGAGCCGAATTCGCCGATTGGCACACAAAGATACTCGTTCGGTACAATGCGAATGTCCTTTCGGAAAGCCAGATTTTGAACCTTCTCAACACTGCCGGATTTGCCGTCGGCGTTGGCGAATGGCGACCGGAGAAGGATGGCGCATATGGCATGTTCCATGTTGCGACCGAGGCCGAGATGAAGAAACTGGAGGCAGCGTAATGCGGATCGCCGGTTTCGAATTTGCAGAAGGTTCTCGGTTCCAGCCTGGAGCAGAGAAAAACGCAAAGCTTGTTGGTGAGCATATCGAAATGCTGCGGCAGAAGTTCAAAGGCGAACTGACACCGAAGGACATTCTGGATGATGCCCGCCACGACAACTCGCCGCTTCATTCCTTCTTCGAATGGTCTGATACAGAAGCGGCCGAACAATACAGGCTTCAGCAGGCAAGAGGACTTATCCGGTCTGTTGTCGCGATTTACGTAAGGGACGATAAACCAGCAGTTCGGCAGAAGGCCTATGTTCATGTCGCCGAACGTTCGGCGCCACACTATCGGGAAGCGTCACATGCCATGTCCCAAACAAAGACGCGGCAATTGGTATTGCAGCGCGCTTGGTCCGAATTGCGATCGTGGAAACAGAGATATAAGGATCTGACGGAGTTTGCCGATCTCATCGCCGTCATTGATGATGTTGAGAAGCATCTACCAAAAGCGAACTGAAAGTCAGGTTTCGGTGCGAGTTCCTTACAACCGCACACCCGAGAGGGGTTCAGGCAGGCATGTCAAGGTGATGTATGTCACGGCAAGGTGCGGCACGGCGGGTCGGGTTGTGTTTAATTTC